TTGCTCCTGCTGAGTTGCTAAAAAATCAAACTTCCAGGGTGTTTAATCGATATCCAGAAAAGCAAGGCAAAGAACAAAAAATTGATTTATCAGTACAGCAAATTTTAACTGATGTATTAAAAATTCCATCGAATAGAATATTTACTGACCCAACTAGAAATGCATATGCATTCTATGGAAATTCTAAGAAACCATTTGAAGTTATAAACTGGCTTCGTTCAAAATGCATACCTCAAGTTAGTGGTTCCCCAGAAGCAGGAACTGCTGGTTATGTGTTCTACTACAATAAGGATGGATTTTTCTTTAAGAGTCTAGATACATTATTCTCTCAGACTGCAGCATCTACATATGGATACTATGAAAATGTAAATGATCCTGCAAATCCAGATTCTAATTTTAAGATCATAAATATGCCAGTGTTTGATAATAACTCTGATGTTCGTGAGAATTTAATTATGGGAATGTATGCTAGTCAGAATTACTTCTTTGACTTAAATACAAAGAAATTTAGTTCTTACAAATATAAATTGTCTGATAGTTATAATATTATGAGTCACGCAACATCAAATAAAAATGCTCCTAAGATTCCCGAGGGACTAGAGGATAGTCCTTCTAGACTAATGGTAAAGTTTATTGATGGAATAGTGAAATCTCCATCAGATACTAAACCAGAATCTAAAATTGATGATAGAATTAATTATCAAGCAGCATCAGTATCAAGATATAGACTTGCATTTAGTCAATCATTAAATATAACTATACCTTTAAACTTAAATCTTAAGGTTGGAGATGTCATTGATTTAGATATTGGACTTATAACTAAAGGACAAAAACAAAAAGATGCATCAAAATCTGGTTCGTATTTAATCTATGAATTGACTCACGATTTTTCTACGAATAAAGGATTAACTGGATTAAAACTTGCAAGAGATTCTTACGGGAAGTAATAAACTATGTTACTAGAGCAATCAATTATTAATCCTAATTATGCAGGAAGAGATGGGTTTAAATGGTTCGTTGGAATCATTGCAAATACTCAACCAGTTAGAGAATCTTCTGGATACGGGTATCGTGCTCAGGTAAGAATCATTGGTCATCATCCAGGGGAAACAATGCTGGATGAAGATCTTCCTTGGGCACATATATTGGTTCCTTTGAATATGGGAACTGGTGCTGGAGGTGCTGGAGTTAGCAATAATCTTCGTGGAAGTGATGTCGTTATTGGATTCTTTGCTGATGGGGATGATGCTCAGCAACCTGTTATTATTGGAGCACTCTATAACGGTGGAAATATTGACTATCTAAATGAGTTTACTAAAGGAACTCAGAACTTTAAATTATTTTCTCAACCACGAGGAACCATTGTAAATCCATCCAACACTCCAGTGGTAGATGGTGCTGCAGGTCAACCAGTAAAAGGTGGAATTCCTAATCCAGATGGTACAATTACTTATGATGAAAAAACAAAACAAACAGTCACCGATAATGTATTATCGGAAAGACCACGAGTAGGAATACCAGGACACTGCCAAAATCAATCAGATATTTTATCTCAAATCAATCGTGGACTAATTGATTTCGTTAAATTGATGAGAGAAGTTCAATATGTAAACGATACTTACATTCAACCAGTTCTCAATAGAATCACAAACATTGATGAAGAGATTAGACAAATAGCAGATCTTATATCTGATGCTTTGATTTGGTTAGTAAAATACATTCGTGATGAAATAATCACTGGAATATATAATCTTCTTAAAGATTTTCTTAATAGTATCAAATTACCTAAATGGGCAGAACTTCTTAAAAAAGCAGCAATAGGAGAGATTGCTGATGGAATATGGTGCTTGTTTTTAAATATACTGAAAAAAATTAAAGATTTTGTATTTGATTTTTTATTTGGAATGATTGGAAAGGTATCAAGTATTCCAATTTGCTTAGTCGAAACCTTTACTGGAAGCATTATACAATCAGTAACGAATGAGATTGCAGATGCAATTGGACCTGCATTAGATGAAGTTTCATCAGTACTAGGACAAGGAATCGGAACAGTAATGTCCTATGTCGATAAAGCAATTAATGTTGCTCAAACTATTGCAAGTTTTCTACAGTGCGAAGAATCTCCTTGCAAGGAAGTTTTTGATTATGAAATGAATAAGGGGTTTGTTCCTAAAGATGGAGACTTGAAGTTCCAACAAATTGTAAATTATTCTCCTGCTCAAGGGGTTAGAAATCTATTAGAGGATGGTAAAAAGCAAGCAGCAGGATTTTTAGGAGGAATTTCTGAAGGAGAAGGACTTCCCGAAGATATTGCTCAGTATTTCGGTGATGGTGGGTGTAATTATAATCTCGAATGTGGGATGCCAAAGGTCAAAATATTTGGAGGAGGTGGTTCTGGTGCAACAGGAAATGCTGTTGTTGATGCATTTGGACAAGTGATGGGAGTCAATATTACGAATCCCGGTGGAGGATATTCTTCTACTGCATATGTTTCCTTTGAAGATGAATGTGAAAATGGTTCTGGGGCAAAAGGATATGCCAGGATTAAAAATGGCAAGGTTCAAGATGTTGTTGTTACAAATCCTGGATCTGGTTATCTTGGACCAGATACATCAGATGTAGATGAGGAGGTAGATGATGATACTTTAGTCGAATCTGCTTGTTCAATACCACCGGCAGAGTCTTCTGGTGCTATTGTTTATCCATATATTTCTAATGTGATTATTCAGAATACTGGATTGGGATATTCGTCAACTGATGTAATAACAAATTCTGCTTGCCCAGATAGTGATGTTGAGATTGGATTGCAACTTGATCCGGATGGAAGAATTACTGGAGTGAACATCATAAATCCAGGAACGTCTATAAACATATATCCAGAATTGACAATAAATAGTAGCACTGGTTCTGGTGCAGTATTACTTCCAGTATTAGGATTTAATCCAACAATTACTGAGGTTACTGAAATTACTAAGATTAAGACTGTTATTGATTGCCCTGACGAAAGATGACTTTAAAAAAACCAAAACCTTCCCCTAAAGGATATGTCCTTAACGATCCTCAATCTGGGTCATTTGTAATAGGGACGAATGAAGGAGAAAGACCAAGGCAAGTAGAGATACAATCACAATCTTTGGGGTGTATTCGTTTATTTGATGACGGTGGATTTCATATTAGAAGTCATACTAATGCAGTCACAAAGGATAATATTGAGAGTAATGCTACTGATGGATTAGCAATATATTGTGCAGGTCAAGGAATCGCAATCGAAGCACCTAAGGGGTCAATTACATTAAAAGCAAAAGATATAGTAATCGAATCTACTGGAACTGATGATCCTGGGATTACTTTTCGGTCTGCTACTAATATTAATATTAAGTCAGCAGATAATTTAAAACTTGAAGGTTCCAGTACCACCATAGGAGCAACCAATAAGATGGTAATTGCTAGTAAAGGTCTTTTAATAATTCGAGGAAACGGTGGAGTAATTATATCAGAACCAAAAAGTAAATTACTTCCAACTTCAGTAAATGATTTGCTGAATACATTAATATCAGTTGCGTTACCAGGGTACTTCTAATGGATGCAGATAGAGTAAGTTGTTCTTCCCTTGATGTTGGAGAGGCTCTTAGTCCTCCAATATCATCAGCAGAGTTTTGGCCAAGTATTGATCCTCAGGCAATATTTTCTCAACAGAATTGGGGAATCTCAAATTTCATTGGGATGCACAATCAACTTGGGTTGTACAATGGAACTGGATTATGGAATCAATTGGGCATTGGGAATCTTCTCGGATTTGGTGCAGATACTGGTGGACACGTTGATGCACAACCAAATTATTCTAGTGCAGCAGTGTCCGTTGATTACGCTTCTCCAAGTGGGGATCTTTGGGGTCCTTGGAGAAAAAATGGAAATAGTATTTGTGTTGCCCCTTGCTCCGATCAAACAGCAAAAAAAGATATTCGTCCTATTTTAGGTTCTTTGGATAAAGTGTTGAGTTTACAAGGAGTAAGTTTTGATTGGAATGAGGCAGTAGTCCCAGGAAGAGCAAACGAAGAAGGTAGGCAAATTGGATTGATTGCACAAGAGGTGGAGAAGGTTGTCCCAGAAGTCGTTGTACAAGAAACCATAGAAAATCAGCAATTAAAAAGCATTAGGTACGAGAATTTAGTTGCTTTACTAATTGAGGGAATGAAGGATCAGCAAGAACAGATCAATTCACTAAAGGAGACAGTTCAGGAACTGTCCACTGAGGTCCAAAACCTGCGGAAAATATGCTAGGATAGAGGGGTCATCCATTACTCATCCTATGCAGATCACCCGAGAGCAACTCAAGGAACTTCAAGAGATTCACGAAGATATTGCTGCACATTTTGCTGATGAAAACTTCCCAATGAGTGGTGAAACTTATTGGACCTGCATTGAATGTTTGGCAACTGCTAAACTTGCTG